TTATGGTGCACTTAAATGGGAGATGGCTTCGGCGGATTCTCAAAACGCAAAAAAGTTTTTTGAATTCTAAACTTTTTTTCGTATATTTGTAAAACAAAATAAAATTATGGCAAAGGCTAAAAAAACAAAAAAAGAAGTAAAGATTAAAGACCAATCGGAGCAAATACCACAATTGGGAAATATAACTATTTCACAAAAAAGGTACGCAGAATGTGAATGGTGTTTTCAGTTCGATGAAGATGTACCACAAATATTTGCATGGACTGATCCTGAAATGAATAGAGATGAAAATCCAAAAGTTATATTTGAGATAACAAACGTAGAAAATTCATATATTAGTTTTACTAGCACGGAAACGGGTAAAACATTTAAAATCTTTGCAAGAGAATTAACAAAAGATGGTGAGGCAATGCGAGGAAAACAAAAAGAAGCATTTAAAAATTTAGAAAATGGAAGTGAAAATAAAGAAGCTTAATCCTAAAGCAGTAATCCCATCTTATGCAAAAAGCGGAGATGCTGGAATGGATTTGATAGCAACGGAAATTATATCAGAAACTCCCTCTCAAATTACATATGGATTGGGAATCGCGCTAGAAATACCTGAAGGGTTTGTAGGATTAGTATTCCCTCGTTCATCAATCAGAAAGACTAGATTACAATTAAGTAATTCGGTTGGTGTAATCGATAGTGGATATAGAGGTGAGTTACAAGCTACATTCAACAAAATTACAACAACAATTGAAAATCAAAAAAATGATTATAAAGTTGGTGATAGAGTTTGCCAGATTATGATTATACCATATCCACCAATTGAATTTATAGAGGCTGATGAATTATCAAATACCGAAAGAGGCGAAGGCGGATTCGGCTCAACAGGAAAATAAAAAATAAAAATATGTTTGAATTTAAAGAAGAACAAATAAATCACTCACTATGGGTGGAAAAATATCGTCCATCTAAATTAGAGGATTATGTTGGTAATGAGCACTTAAAAAACAAAGTAAGTGGTTATATCGAAACTGAAGATGTACCACATCTTTTATTTTTCGGAAAAGCCGGCACTGGCAAAACAACATTGGCAAAGTTAATTGTTAATTCAATTGACTGTGATACTATGATGATTAATGCATCCGATGAAAACAATGTTGAAACTGTACGAAATAAAGTAAAAAACTTTGCATCATCGATGGGGTTCAAAAAATATAAAATCATTATATTAGATGAGTTTGATTATATGACTCCAAACGCACAGGCAATCCTTCGTAACTTAATGGAAACATTTAGTAGACATTGTAGGTTTATTTTGACTTGTAATTATATTGAAAAGATTATTGAACCAATTCAAAGCCGTTGTCAAACGTTTCAAATTACTCCACCAACTAAAAAAGATGTGGCAATTCAAATGAGTAAGATTTTAAAATCAGAAAGCGTTGAGTTTGACCCAAAAGATTTAGTTCCAATTATCGATTCTTCTTATCCAGATATTCGTAAAATTATTAATACCTGTCAATTAAATTCTCTTAAAGGTAAATTACAAGTTGATGTACAAAATCTTTTAGATAATGATTATAAGTTAAAAGTTCTCGAAGTTCTTAAATCAAATGATGATAAGAGAAACAAATATATGAAAATTAGGCAAACGGTTCTTGATTCAAAGGCTACTGATTTTTCTGACCTTTATACATTACTATATGAAAAAGTTGATGATTATGCAGGTGAAAACACCGCAAATGTAATTTTAGTTTTAGGTGATGGAGTTGCCAAATCAGCAGTAGCAATAGATAAAGAAATTATCGCGGCGGCAACATTAATTCAAATTTTAAATATTATATAATGGCTAACATTTTAGGAGCAGGTGGACAACCAATAGCACCGCCGGAAGAAAAACCAATTCCATTAGAAAAAACCGAACCAATTGCATGTAAGAAATGCGGTGGAGAAATTTTTGTACAAGGGTTTGGATTTCGTAAGATTTCAAAGTTATTGACTGGTAAACCAAAAGATGAAGTATTACCCGTAGAGTTATTCTTATGTGGTGATTGCGGTGAAGTATTAAATGATTTATTACCTCCGGGTCTAAAAGTAGAAGACTAATGGCAAAAGGATTATTCGACCATATCAATGCAATTACAAAAGACCAAGACCCAAAGTATTGGGATAAGTTAGATGATGCTGATAAAAAAACTTGGAGTAATTGGTTAATTATTCGTTATATGTCTATGAACCCTGATTGGGTTGAGATGGTGGCTGAAATACAACCATATATTCAAGAAGCACCTCCTAAAGCGGTTTATAAAGCATTGATTGGAGTCATACCAAAAGGTAAAACATATCTTCGTTATATGAAAGGTAAATCGGTAAAAGATTATGAACAATGGATTATCGATTTGGTAGCCAAATGGTTTATGGTTTCTACCAAAGAAGCATCTGAATATTTGGATATATTATATGAAAGTACTACCGGTAGAGAAGAAATTAAACGAATTGCCGAAGCGTATGGCACAAACCCGAAAGAAATTACTAAGTTGAAACTTAAAGTATAATTTGGTAATCTCACCTTTTTTTCGTATCTTTAAGGCATAAATAAACTCAATGGCAAAAGTATCATTTTCACAGTACTCAATGTGGAGTAGCTGTCCCCAACAATATAAGTTAAATTATATAGATAAATTAGGTGAAAGTTCTGGTAACATTCACACACTATTTGGTAGTGCAATGCACGAAACTATCCAACACTATCTTTCGGTAATGTATGGTGTATCTAAAAAACAAGCCGATGAAATTGAATTGGATAGTTTGTTATTGGATAGAATGAAAGAAAATTTCACCAAAGAAAAACAGGCTCTTAGTGAAGGTGCTCCATGTACCCAATTAGAATTGGAAGAATTCTATGGAGATGGTAGACGAATTCTTAGTTGGTTCAAAAAATATTGTAGTAAGTTTTATTCCAAATCTGGTTACGAGCTAGTTGGTATTGAAATTCCATTAAATGCGAATATTAAAACGGGTGTTCATTTTATTGGGTTTATAGATATTGTATTGAAAGATTTGGCCGAAAACTCAATTATTATTGTTGATTTAAAAACATCAACAATGGGTTGGAATCAATATCAGAAAGCGGATAAGATGAAAAATTCTCAAATCCTATTATATAAAAAATACTATTCAGAATTATTTAATATTCCTCTTACTAAAATAAAAGTAGAATATCAGATAATGAGAAGAAAATTACCCGAAGATTCTGCATTTCCAATTCCATATATATCAAAACATGTACCTCCCAACGGTACACCCTCCGTTAATAAAGTATATGATGAATTTATGGAATTTATCAATACCGTATTTGATGATGAGGGAAAATATAAAGATATACCATATCCTAAAGTACCCGGACAAAATAAAAAGAATTGCAAGTGGTGTGAGTTTATGAGTAGGGGAATATGTGATGGAAAAGCCTAAATAAAAAGTTCCCTAAAAATTATTGTTTTTTTATTTACAATATACTTATATATACAAATATATAAAAAACAATATCTACAATGGGACAAGAAAACACAAAACTAACAACCGTAAAAATATTGAAAGATGTATATTCATCATTTAAAAAAGTATCTTTTAATTCAGATGTCACTCTACAAAAATTAGTAAACAGAACTGTAGAGAGATACGTTTCAGACGAAGAATTTAGAAGCGAAATGAATGAATATGTAAAACTACAAATATCAGGTTCACAATTTTAAAATATCAAAATAAGTTATGGCAAAAAAGAAGATTCTGTTACTTTCAGATGACTTAAGAATGGCAAGTGGTATTGCCACCGTATCAAAAGAATTAGTATTAGGTACAGTACATAAATACGATTGGTTTCAAGTGGGAGCCGCAATTAACCATCCCGAAGCTGGAAAGGTTTTGGATGTAAGCGAAGATATTCAAAAAAGCTATGGGATAGCCGATGCTAATGTAAAGATTTTACCTTGGAATGGGTATGGTAACGCTGATTTGATTAGACAACTAATCAACACAGAAAAACCGGATGCAATTGTGCACTTTACTGACCCACGCTATTGGACATGGTTGTATGATATTGAACATGAAATCAGACAAAATGTTCCTCTTTTATTCTATGCAATTTGGGATGATTTACCAGACCCATTATATAATCGTAATTACTATGAGAGTTGTGATTGGATTGGTTGTATATCTCGTCAAACATATGGTATCATTAAAAGATTATCAGCATTAGATACTAAACCAACTTGGAAACCAAAAGCAGATTGGCAAGTAAGTTATGTACCACATGGTATTAATACAAACATATATAAGCCAGCAGAAGTCTCTGCTGAATTCCGTAAGGAAATTTTAGGTGGTAAGGATTATGACTTCGTATTATATTGGAGTAATAGAAATATCAGAAGAAAACAACCGGCAGATGTTATTGTAGCATTTAAAAAGTTTTGTGATAAAATTGGCAAAGAAAAAGCAGATAAAGTTTGTTTAGTAATGCACACACAACCTGTTGATGAAAATGGAACTGATTTGCCAGCGGTAATCAATGTAATGGCACCGGACTGTAATATTATATTCTCAGAAAAGAGAAGACCGCAAGAAGAATTAAATCTTATCTATAATATAGCAGATGTAACAATCAACATCGCTAACAACGAAGGATTTGGATTAGCAACTGCAGAATCGGTAATGGCTGGAACTCCAATTATTGTAAACGTAACTGGTGGTCTACAAGACCAATGTGGATTTGAAGTTGATGGAAAAATGTTAACTGCGGAAGATTATATTAAAATTGGTTCATTGCACGAATGGAGAAAGTGGGAAGGTAAAGCTATTCCTGGTTCTTGGGTAACACCGGTTTGGAGCAGAGCATTGGCATTAGCAGGGTCAGTACCAACACCTTATATTTGGGATGATAGAGTTGATATAGAGGATGTTGCTGAAGCAATTGAGAAAGTGTACAACACACCAAAAGAAGTTCGTAAAGCAAACGCATTAGAGGGCAGAGAGGCGTTTATAAATCAAATGGGATTAACACATACAAATATGTGCCAAACATTGATTGATGGAATTGAATCTACATTCGAAAATTGGAAACCTCGCCAAAGATTCGAAGTATTTAAAATTAAATAAGTTATATAAATGAAACCAACATTAGTATTTCAAGGACCTATATTCACTCGTAGCGGTTACGGTGACCATTGTAGAGATTTAATGAAATCCTTACGCAAGATGGATAAGTATGATATTAAAATTATACCTTTGAGATGGGGTAATACCCCACAAAACCAAGTTGATGGCGAAAGTGAATTTGGAAGATGGATGTTAGAAAGAGTTATTACTGGAGTTGAACAAAAGCCAGATTTGTTTATACAAGTTTCAGTAGCAAATGAATTTGAACCAAAAGGACATTATAACATTGGTATAACCGCCGGCGTTGAAACTACAATTTGTCCAAAAGATTTTATTGATGGCTCTAATAAAATGAATTTAATTATAGTACCATCTAATTTTACTAAACAAAATTTAGGAGGAACTGTGTATCAACAAAAAGACCAAGCTACTGGACAAATTGTAGGAGAAATTAAAACAACTACACCAATTGAAGTTCTTTTTGAAGGAGTTGATACTGAAATATTCAGCAAAGGAAGTGGTAATGATGTATTGGCAAATGTGAAAGAAGATTTTAACTTCCTAATTGTTGGACATTGGTTGAAAGGAGATTTAGGACAAGATAGAAAGGATATTGGTATGGCAATTAAAACGTTTGCAACTGTATTTCAATACCTTCCAAAAGACAAAAGACCAGGTCTTATCGTTAAAACATCGCATGCTGGATTTAGTGTAATAGATAGAGAAGGAACTAGAGAAAAATTAGAAGGTGTATTAAAAACATTTGGAGAGAAATGCCCATCTATATATTTATTACATGGTGATATGGAAGAAAGTGATATGAGTAACTTATATCACCATCCTAAAGTTAAAGCAATGATTTCATTTACTAAAGGTGAAGGATATGGTAGACCGATGGCTGAGTTTACTTTGACAGGTAAACCGATTATTGCAAGTGGTTGGAGTGGACAAATGGACTTTTTACCACCAGATAATGCAGTTTTATTGGAAGGTAATTTAACACCTGTGCATGAATCAGCGGCTGACCAATTTTGTATGAAAGAAGCACAATGGTTTACTGCAAATTATTCAAATGCAGCAAATAAAATATATGACGTATATAACAACTACAACACATATTTAGAAAAATCAGCAGGATTAAAAGAAAATACTTTACAAAACTTTACCTTAGATAAAATGAATGAGAAATTTGAGCAGATACTTAATACTTATGTAAAGGAACAACCCAAATTAGTCCCATTTAATATGCCAACTGTGAATTCAAATAAAATGCAAATACCAAAATTAAATAAGATTTAAAAATGCCATTCGCAAATTTATACAAATCATATATAGAAGAAGAAGTAGGCGTAGGTAAAACCGCGATTAAACCAAGAAACGTATATGTAATTGAATCGTATGTTTATGCGGACGGTAAACAAAAAAGTTTTTCTGGTAACAATACCGCTTATGTATTTGTGATAGGTATTTCTCCTGAAAAAATAATATCTTGTATAAAATTAAGTGAAATGAAGCCTGATAAATTTTTTAAATGGTTAAAACCATTATTTAATCCAGGTATTACTGAAGAAGCATGGGGAAAATCTAAAACTTTAGATGAGGTATTAAAAAAAAGTGGTAAAGATGGTAGTGGACTGTTTAGTCAATTTGTAAAAACAAGTCCAATTTATAACTTAAATCCAACACCATATAGAACATATTCTTTAAGTGGAATAAAACAAGCATCCGAAGTTAAATTTAAAAAAGATTTTCTCAAATCAATACACCCAATATTAAGCCGTAAAACGGAAAAACCTATACCAACAACTCCAGAACCGGTAGAAACTCCAACCCCAACCGAAGCAAAAACTAAAGTTTAATTATTTTATTTTTAAACAATATTTATATTTACTATTATGATAATCTAATTAGTAATTATAAAATATGGCATTAGTAACAAGAATTCCTAAAGGGGCTCCACTCACAGCCGCTGAGATGGATAATAACCTAACGTATTTAGAAGGTTTAATAAACGCGGGTACATCGGGTACATCTGGAACAAGCGGCACATCAGGTACATCTGGTTCAAGTGGAACTAGTGGTACAGCCGGCACTTCGGGTACAGGAACTGCTGGTACTGCGGGTACTTCTGGTACTTCGGGTACATCTGGCACAAGAGGAACTTCAGGAACATCTGGTACAAGTGGTACATCTGGTACATCTGGACTTAA